TCCACCAAAGTGCTACTATATTCTGATTTGCTTCTCGCCATGATAAAACAAGTGGCTTTAATTCATCTTCTTTAAGTCCCATGTCAAGAGCACCCATTGCAGTTAGTGCTCCTACTGATCCGCCGTAACCACACGCTAACTCTGCTATCTTGCCTTTTTGTCTTAAGTCACCATTTATGCCATGTTTAACAACAGGAACACCAAACATCTGTGAAGCTGACATACAATAAATATCTCCACCTTTTTTAAACAGTTCCTCTCGCCAAGTTTCTCCCGCAAGCCATGCAATTACTCTTGCTTCTATTGATGAAAAATCAGCTACATAAAACTTCATATTTTCTTTTGGAACAAAAGCTGTTCTTATAAGTTGTGAAAGAATATCTGGTACATTATCATATAATAATTCAAGAATATCTCCATTTCTATTTTTTATTATTGATCTAACCTCAAAGAGTTCTTTCATAGTATTCCTTGGTAGATTTTGCAATTGTACATTACGCCCAGAAAATCTCCCAGTCCTATTAGCACCTAAAAATTGAAACATTCCTCTACATCTATTATCCTCACAAGCTACATCTTTCATAGCTTGATATTTCTTTATAGATGATTTTGATAACTGCATTCTCAAAGCCAATGCTTTTGATACTTCTCCTTTGGTAACCTTAACAAGTTCTTTAACTGATTTTTTATCTAAACTTTCAGTTTCAACACCTTGTTCACTCAACCAACCTTTTAGCTGAACTACTGAGTTTGGATTTTCTAACTCTGTCAAAATTTGTAATTCACTCATTAACTTCGTTCTTACTTTGTCATCTAGGGCTATCACTCTCTCTACAAAATCTAAGTCTACTTTAATTCCTCTATCATTTATTTCTTGATCTAAATGGTACTCTTCCCATATAAAATCGGGTACTGGAAACTTCATAAGTTTACATTGTATTTCTTTTTCTGTATCAACATCACGAATATTATAGGTTTTAAAAGACTCCCATTTTATTTTATCGTGATATGAAAAGTTTCTATCTCTAAATCCATTTGATTTCGTTGGAGTACAAGGTACACAAAAATATTTTATCAGATCTTTACCTTCAATTAATTTTTGCTTTTCAAGTCCTAATACTTTCCCTACACCTTCAAGAGAAAATGGTAACCCCATATATGCACTCCATATCATTGTACATCTCCAGCTTTTTGGATTTAAATATGTTCCTTTAGTGAGTTTTAAAAATCTGGATAAACATATTCGTTCAAACTGTGCATTAAATGCCCACTTAATGACATTATCATCTAATAACGCTTGTATTATATCTTCAGATAATTTTTCTCCACTTGCTATATCAACTATCTCAGTTTTACCTCCATCTATAGAATATGCAAAGAGGAGGACTTCAAAGTCCTCACTCTCAACATATTTATATACCCCAGACTTTGATATATTGATACTAGAGAATGTTTCAATATCAATATTTATAGTCTTCATTTTCTTAGTTTCTCCCTTATGTTTACATACAAGTCTACTAACTCTGTTATTATAAACTCACCAACATAGGTCGCAGCAAGTAAAACAATCAATAGATTAAGTATCTCCGAAATATTCATTTCTTCATCCTCCTAAGCTAAGAATTCTTCATCTTCTTCAGTTGTAAAATCATCACTTGCACTACTACGTCCACCTAGAGGTTCACCATCACGAAGTTTTTGAATATTTCCTAGCCCACAAGCAATCCCTTTATTTCCATTAGAATTAAATGCATAAAAGTTAAGTGATACCCTACCATAACAACCACTATAAACTTCTGAGCGATCTAATATTGGTTGCACATTATTATCTACGATTTGAGGTGCTGTAGTAGAATTAGCATTGATAAAATAATATCCTTTGTATACTTCATCTTCTCTTTCTATATCCCCATCACGTAGTGGTAATTTAAGTGTGGCTTTATTAGGTTTTTTTCCTCCAAACTTCGCTAATCCATCTTCAATTGCTGCATCCACTGCTTTATGCACAGCATTAATAGTTTTAGTATCAGACTTTGGAATCAATACCGATACGCTGTATCTTTCCTTACTACCATTAATTGAAACTGGCTCCCATCCGTTAAAATATGAAAATCTTGTGTTTATTCCTGTTACTACTTTTGTATCTTTTATTGCCATGATTATTTTTCCTCCGTTACTTTAAATTCTTTGTTTACATCATGTTTAACTATTTCTTTTCTTTTATCACTTTTTAAAACAAGCACTGGTTTCCCTTCAGGTTTTATTATATAATCTCCTAGAAGTTCATTGAACTTATCTCTTCCTAATAGTTTTTGAAGTTCTGTTAATGTTATTAAACTTGTTTTATAAATATCATTATATCCATTTTCTTTTAATATCTCTGCGACTCTTTCTTCATCTTTAATTTTCCTAATAGAACGACCTTCTACTAATTTATAATTCGACCATTCTTTATCATTCTCTAAGGTTATTTTAGTTGCATATTCTTTTATTTCACCAGCCCATTTCACTAGATCATCAATATGTTCTAGTACCTCTTCTATCTCAGCATCATTTAATAGATAAGGTGAACAAAGTTGAAACCTCATAAGTTTATCATGATAATCTTTTCGAGCACGTAGTACAACATTGCAATTAGAAAACTGACACCATGGACCATAAGTCACAACCCCAAGTCCATTAAAAGCTAACTCTGCTTTTTCTTTAAGAACAGTATCCGCCCAATTTTTAAGTTCTTCTACTGATTTTTTGCTAGATGAAATATTATACTTTCTCGGTTGAAAAATAGTCATAACTACCTCATCAATATCATATAAAGCATCATAAATATTTAATGCACCCAGTGCATATAACATCATCTGTGGGTTTTCCTCAGCACTTACTTCTACTCCACGTCCATATTTTAAGTCAATAATATGAAGTATCTTATCTGCAATTATTATACAGTCCCCTGTTCCAAAGCCATCTGGTACATAGTTTGAAAAATCTAACCTTTGTTCAATTAAAACTATCGGATCTTTAGTAGATTTCTTAATATTTTCTATTGTTTCTACTATATAATTAACATAATCATCAGTATAATTATCCATATCCTTATCAAAATATTTTAACTTAGGTTTTCTAACTTTTTCACCCAATACTTTTCTTAGCTTATATTCAGATAGTCTATGAGCATCAGTACCTTCATTTGCTACTTCTGATACTTCTTTTTCAAAGAAGTTTTCTAATCTTGGTAGCGGTGGACAAGTAAGCCATCTATGAGCACTTGATGCATTCAACAAAGCATGTTTTCCCATATTAAAGTTCCTCAGCTTTCTTCATTAGTTCAACGTAGTGTTTAGCTTCAACTTCTGATAGCTTCCTTACACCATAAGTTTTAATTAACTCTCTTACCTCCGCTTGCTTACCTTCTTGGGCTTTTTTAGCTAGTACTCCACGTACTTCTTCAAGAGTAATAGTTTGATCTTCTTTAGTAGAGTTAGTTAATAATTCAGTACTCTCATCTTCAACTACTTTTGATTTTTTATCAACAGAAGTTTGTTCTGATTTTTCCTCAGCTATTACTTCACAAAGACTTTGAAGACTATCTGCTAATCGTCTTATATCCTCTATAACACTAAGCAATTGTTTTGTTTGACTCATATAGATTCACCCCTTTCTTAATTTCTTTAACATCTACCGAATGAATTGTCTGACCAGGTTTTAGTAAGTATACTTGAGTATATTCTCCAAATAACCACTGAACAATTTTCCTTGGTATCGTTATTCGAGATGCTTTTAAAATTTGAATCTCTTTATGATTTGAATCTGATACATTGATAATAACCTTATGCTTCATCAGTATCCCTCCTATTTATAATTTGTAAGTTAACCCCTACATATCTTAGTCAAAAAAAGAAGGAGTATTTTTAACCCCTTCTTACATTTTTTAATTAAATTTTCATTCTTAGTTTTTCTAATGCTTTTTTATGATACTTTGTCACCATCGCATTAGATATTTCCATTTCAGCTGCAATATCTATTTTTTTCATATTTTCTAGATAGATTTTTTCAATAACTAGTTTCTCATTATCAGTCAGTATTTCAAATGCCATTAAAATTTCATCTGACCATTCAAATTCTGTATTTTTTACGACCATATTCTCTATAGATGATTTATCAGAATTAACTAAATCTGCATCTAGAGATAAATTATAATTTCTTGGAAATTCCTCATTTTCATAATAATCTACATCTGATTTTTGAGGTTCATAGCCATAATTATTTTTAAAATCTTCTATAAAATTTTCTCTCCAAACTTTTATTATATCTTTTTCTTCTTTTGTTCTTCCTGGTCTAGCATTTTTACAATTATTATAGACCTCACTATCGTCTAAAGAATGAAGTAA